TCATTAATCGAACTAAAACTTACTCCAAGAGAAACAGTAACATCTTTAGTTGTATCATTAAAACTAATAGATGAAATTGTTATTCCATTAGTATTATTAGTTGGAATTATAATTGGAGTTTTATCATTTAAACTCTTTGTATTTTCCAAGATAGTTACTTCACTATCACCCAGTTCGTATCTCAGATCCACATCAAGAACTCTATTGTTAGTGAGACCATCCAAAACAATGAGATCTGGAGCAATCAAATAATTGGTTCCAACAGATGTTATTCCAATTCTTTCAAAAGTAGAGAATGGTTCAAGTTTTAGGATTTGTGGGAATTGTGATTGTGGTCTTAAAGTGGTATCGACCAGGTAATCAAATCCAATATCTTGGATATTAACTTTTAATACTTTTCCTATAGAATTGCTGTTAGGTAAAAGAATTGATCCAGATCCATATGTAGAGGATACTGAAGAGATGCCTGGAAGTTTTTTATAGTTTCTTCCTGGAGATGTAACTACTATTGAAGAAATACTACCAAGAGCATTTCTGGAATTTGTAGTGTATCTTAGATCATTATTTGTAGAAGAGTATGAAGATTCACTTGGTTTGTTGAGAACACTAAAACTAAATGTCGTGGTTCCTATTCCCGAAATAGTATGAGTTCCATTCAATACATTATTGACAAGAACTAAAGTATTGTTGTTCTCAACTTCACTATCAACAATAATACTCTTCTTAACATCACTATTAATATCCAAGTTAATTGGATCTAAGTTATAGTATAAGTTTTGAGGAATATTATCAGTTACTCTTAGTTGCAAGTATGCATTCGTATCAATTCCAACTCTTCCACTCTTGGTAACTTCAAAAACATTATTTGTTTGAGTTGTGTAGAATAAATCTTTAAAATCTTTATCAGAATAAAGATTAAAATCAAAAGCAGAATATGAAATTGAATTATCAATAAAGGACAATGAAGAATCTGAAAGATCAAAGTTTACAACTTGGTTTCTTTCTAAATTAATCGATGGATTAATCTCTGAAATAGTTCCAGATGTTGATGAAGTAATATCAATGACTTCTGGATCTGATTTTACTGCCTGGTAGTAACTCTCGGATAATTTAATCTTACTTGTTGAAACTACAACAACATAGTAGATTTGATTATTATTTAAACCACCTGCAGGAGAACCTGAAGTATAAAGAACTTTTTGTCCTGTGTAGTATCCATGATTTTCGATCAGTATCGTATCTTCAGAAGTATCAATAGTTGTGAATGATCTAGCATTTATGAGCATTCTCCTATTGTAATCATCATATTTGACAAAAACAGTAGTAGAAATTCCAGGTTTTACTGTCAAGTTGACAATATCTAATGGTAGTAATCCATGTGTTTGTGCAGTGGATACTGTAACAACATTCTTAGAAACTTCTCCCTTTAATGTGTTCTCATAGTTTGTAGTGAAACTATGGATTTCTCCAACTCCAATAGAATTGAAGTATAAAATTCCTGTGGAGATTGTTCCAACACCAACAAATCCACCTGTGGATCCAAGACCAACTTTAAATGTAGATATCCCAATTAAATCATCATTAATTTTTGCTGCATAAACAGTAGTTTCATCTGACAGTTGATATGTTGTGTATCCATCAGTAGATATAGAAATCGGAGTTCCACCATTTGAAGAGTAAATCAGGGAATCTCCAGTTTTTAATCCGTGGTTTCTAATATAGATTGATTGAGTTGGTATAGTGATCTGAGTTAAACCAACTCCAGGATTTGAGAAGTATATTGTGCTTACGATACCAACACCTGCGGTTGTTCCCAATCCAACAGATTCTTTTGGATCAAAATACAATTCTTTATTAGAAACAAAATTGTACGTTCCCGAAATTGGAAAATCAATCTGGAATCTTCTGGGTTTTTCTACTAAGAAATCACCAGAAGCATAAGAGGTCAGTCCAGAAGTATTATTGTGGTTTCTTAAAACACGAACCCTGAAAGATTCTCTATCGATGTTTAGAATTTTTACTTGTTCATCACCAATTTCATACACATCATTTTCTCTCATCGAAAGAGAACCAGATACATTGAAATAAGTAACAATTCCAGTTACGGAGGTTGAACCAATTCCTGTTCTTAAACTCAGAATATTCGTATTTACTACAATATTCGATGATTTTCTGTAATCGTATTTTGTAGTAACTGTAACGATATCATTATTAAGATAATTGTGAGGAACAGTTGAAAGTCCCACAAGATAGTCATTTTGTGGATATAATTCAACATCAGTAAATGATGAAGTTGCAATACTTACTTGAGTAACGTCCTTTCCAAGTACTCTAGATACTACTGCTCTAGCACCAAACCCTTCTGTATCATCATTATCAAATCCTACAACATCATTTACTTTATAATTTGTACCACCAGTTTCAATTCCAATAAAACCAACACCACCAGAACTTGTGCTTATAATTTCTGTGTTCTGTTTTTGTATTTTATTTGGATCTACAATGTAATCATAATATGTTGTATCACTGAGAAGATTATATGGGGTTGTATTTCTGATTAGAATTGATTGTTGTAAATCTATATCGTCCTGATTGGAATATCTATCGGTATTATACTCATCAGGTTTTGACTTGAATTTATTTCCAATGAAATATGGGAACTCGGGTCTTCTATAATTTCTAAATGCAGAACTAGAATCTAAAGAATCTGGATTGATTGTAGTAAAGTATGCATATACACCATTGGGGAATTCTGGAGTGACGCAGAATCTTCCATTATACTCGTCAAGATCCCCAACTTTAGTATGTTCAAAGTCTTCAACAAAGTAACCTTCTGGATAAACTACATTTCCATTAGAATCTAACGGATTTGGTCTATCCGATGAAATGCTCAATTCATAACCAGACTTCATCAGTCTAACAGATCCACCAATCAGTGAGGTATATCCATATGGTCCGTAAATTGGATTACCATCATATGCCCAACCAATAATAGGTGAGTGTGAAGTTGATGTTGATTCTCTTCCATTAACGAGAGTTAGATCTTGAGTGAATACTCTTTCACCATTTACTATTTTTGTGCCAAATACGGACTGTCTAAGTTTTCTTGGAGAATACAGGTGAGAATACTGAAGACCAAAGGATTGATTTGTTCCTTTTGTAATTACACCATCATCGTTGGTGATTTGATTGTTTTGCAACAATCTCTCAAAAAGGTTAACGGTCCATTTTTTAGAAGTAAACTCAAATTTTGCTCCAGAACCAGAAGATACTACATTCAGTGATGTGCTTGATGTAGTATATCCAACTCCACCACTCACAACTTTTATACTGGTGATAGAACCATCAGTAATTACTGGAGTCAAGAGTGCAGATTGTCCAGATCCAAATACTTCTATATTTGGTGGAGAATTATAACCACTTCCAGAGTTCAGAACAACTGCATCAACAATTCTTCCATTTGAAATAATTGGTTTAATTTGTCCACCAGAACCACTATTTAAATTGAATGATGGTTGTCTATTATAGTTTAAAATTTCTGAAGATCCATATCCAATACCACCATTTTCAATGAATACCGATGTAACTTCTCCCCTGAAAACTGGTTGCAGTATTGCACTGAAGGATTGCTGGGTAAATGTTGATACACCTATTTTACCAGAAACAGTTACTTGAATTTCTGGATAGTTAAAGATTTGAGTTCCAGAACCACTGGAAGTTAGATTTAAATAGTTTTTATTTCTGTAGTAAAAATCAGCACTTGTTGTCCCAACTCCAACTTGAGACAGTTTAAAGTTGTTATCATCAACCTTTGTAACATAATAGGATCCTGTAGAAATTCCACCAATAGGAGTAGTTCCTGGTGTATAATAAACTACTTCACCACTTTGATACTTATGGTTCTCAATTGTAATTATATTTGATGCAGTATTAATTCCTGATGAGGTTACTGTAGTTTTTCTATTTTTATATCCAGTTCCAGAATTTGAAACCGTAACAGAACCAATTATTTTCTTCTCATTTCTAACATTGAATGTATGATTGCCAGTTCCATAAGATGTTAAATCTATTGCATTTGTTCTGGAAATAGCATCTGCATAGGTATTGTGTAACTTAATGCTATAATCATCTTGAACTGATGTATAATAAGATGAAAATGTTGAGAGTCCACCAACAGATGTAGATTCGTTAGTTTTGTAGATTACATTTTCACCATCTCTAAATTTATGATAGTTTGAAAATGTGATTACATCAGTAGAAAGATCTACTTGGTCTGGTGATGATGCGTTAAAATCAATTGAATGATTTATTGATATGAGATTTGCTTTTGCTGCAGCACCAGAACCATTTCCACCAGTAATTGTGATGACTGGTTCGTCAAGATAATCAAATCCACCATCAACAACATCAATTCTTTCTAAAACACCATCAACTTCACAATGTCCAGAAAAACCATTTCCAATCTGATCAGAAATTTGTAAAACTGGAGGATTTATTACATCATATCCACTACCACCAGAGGTTACATCAACATTTTGAAGAGGTCCATAGAAAATAGTATCATTGGACTTGTAATTAAGAATCTCAACACCATTAACTAAAATTCCAGTAAGTCCTGGTCTTGTTTCATACTCAATATCATCGTTTACTGGACTTGAAACTTTTCTCAGTAACTTTTGTGGTTCTAAATTTTGATTAGCAAATGATGTATATTCTAGAATATTATTACTTACAGTTCCTGTCAGAGTAACATACTTTCCGTTGTAAATATTCGATTTACTTAGTGATAATTTAATAGTGTTCTCATCAACTCTTTTGATGAAATAAATTCCATCATCAATGTTCAACTTATTAGTATCACTTACAGATCTATAAGTTACAGAATCCCCAGTGCAAAATCCATGATTTACTGATGTTATATTTTCTCCATTAAAAGTTCCGGAGAAAGTAATAGATCTATTATTAATGTTTAGTGATTCATCCAAATAATTTGGAATTGATGATGAAGCAACATAAAGTGACTCATTATCAGTGTATACATTCTGAACATTAGTCGTGTATATTGATAATTCTGGATAATTATTAGAATTTACCTTTGACAGAATTTTTTCAATATTATATTTTACTTGATTATTGAGTTGTCCTTGACCTCTTACGGAAATTGTATTTTCATTTACAATTAATACAACCTTACAAGTTTTTTCACTTCCATCAGAACCCGTTATTTTTGCATTATCACCTACTACAAAATTATGTCTATCAAAAGTTCTTAAATTGTAAGTAAAACTTGATAATTCCTGAAGTGATATTGACTGTACATCATAAGAGGTTGCAATATTAAAGAACCAGTTATTTGCAGCATAATCTGTGATGCCAATGCCAAGTGTCTTCGATTCGACAATATCGCCCTCTTCATAGTAATAAGTTGATGATGGTATTTCTAAGTCAGATAATACTCCGGTTACTTTAACAGTAACTACATTACTAGTATCAAGACCAGAATATCCATATGCATATGCATCCAGTCGAATATCTTGACCAGAAGTAATTGTTCTGGTTATCCCATTACATCCAAAAAATTGGTTTAAAGTTTTTGACTCGTATGTAAAAGTTAATGATGTGCCATCAGAATAATCCACAACTAGTGTTCCACTATTTGGAAATCCAACAGTAGAATCTACATCTAGTGTTGTTGCATTTGCCGATACTGAAGTAATTAATTTTGTAGATGGATGAATAGAGAACTTACCAAATACGGATCCTCTTACATTGATGTCCTTATCATAGTCAAAATCCAAACTCAGAACATAATACTCTTTTTGATCTCTGGAAATTTTCTGTACATTAGTTACAGAACCACTTGCTGCAGGAAAATTTTCTGTTTGATCCTGGAATAAAGTTCTATTAAGGAGATCTTCTGGATTTCCACTCAGAGACCCTACTACAAGGTCCCTGGTTACTCTATATTGTGCGTCTGATGGATTGATAAGGTAATCCCTTGGTTTGATAACCTCAACGTCTTCACCATAGAGTGCTCTGAATAAAATCTCAAAGGATTGATCTGCACCTTTAGTTGAGTAAAAGTCACTAGATTGCTTAATGAAAATTCTTTTATCAATTCCCGAATATAACTCTCGGTCTTCAAATCCAGGAGTTACTTGAGTTTTTACTTTTTTGAAGAATTCTTTTAAAAAGAGAACACTTAAGTTGTTTACTGTAGTCCCAGAAGAGTGCTGAGAAATTTCTGATTCTGAGAATACCAGTTGGTCTGGTTTATTGGAATTTCTATATGAAGTTACACCACTAAATCCTCTAACACATCCAACAAAAGAATTTGCAGTAATGCTAGTATATGTTATGATCTCCGAATCAATCTGAATCAATCCATAAGATTGTGGAAATCCATATGTCGATTCAACAAAAATTTCACTATCCGAAAAAGTAACATCGGATGATAAGACAGTAGAATCTTTAAGATTGGTTAAGTTATCAACTTTTACATATTGATCAATATTTTGTAAAATATCTGAGGTCGAACCTTGACCCTCAAGAGACAAATAATATTGAGATAAAAACTCACTAACGAGAGGGAATTCCTCTTTTACAAAATTTGGGAGTTGGCTTGCAACTACGGAACTAATCTTGATTCTGGTATCTGTCATTTCTTACTGTCTTACTAAAATTCCGTTTGTATAACTTGATGTTGTAGTGTATGTTGTTCCTGAGGGATCAGCACCTGAGGAAATTTCATCGGATAACATATTTAATGTAGTCTTATTAATATCTAGTTGCAAATATAAATCCTGTAATCCAATGACATCATTTGATTTTGGAACTGCAGAAATTTCAATAATTGACTCACCTTGCACAGATTTTTCGGTGGAAATAATATTAACAATATTCAAAAGTATCTCACCTTTTTCATAATCAATTGTTCCAACATTATTCTTAACAATCTCTGGTTGAGTTTGTGAATTAAGTTTAAAGAAGAATATGTTTCCAGTAGTTCCATTTTGATTTGGAATGTCTGAGAGGTATAAAGTATCTGAAATACCAGAAACTTTGAATCCAGAGGACTTTATATTGTAACCATTTGTATTTTTGATGTGGAAGGAATTTCCAAAGCAAATTTCATAATCAGCAAATTGATTTAAACTTGCTTTCAAGTCTCTCCTAATCTGAACTTTGGTAATATTAGAAGTTACTGATTCGTGACTATTATCTACGATATTTTGGAATTTACTATACTTAAATCTTGCACCGTATTTGTTGAGTTCTGTTGAACTTGCATATGTATTGATATTATCAGATATAATAGTCTTTACAAAGTCCGAATTCGGAGCAAGATTTGTGTTATAGTATGCAGTTACATCTGCTTCAACATACAAATACTTAATATCAAGGATTTCTGGAACAATTCCAGCAACACTATACTTTCTCAACTGATTTTTGAGATTATCCTTGATTGAGTTTGGAACAAACGGTCCATAAAAAGGTTTAATAGTGATAAAAACTTTTCCATATTGTGGAGGATTCAAATCTTCTCCACCAAACACTGAAACTGATTGAGTTTCTGGATAAATCTTCGGAATTAATGCTTCATAATCAGATGCTGTCACTGCACGGTTGTTTGATGCATAGATTCTAGGAGCATAATTTTTAATTGAACTCACAGATTCAATTTCATTACCACCTTGAGATGGTGTAATTGTGGTAATTAAAGAAATTCCGTTAGTAACTAAGTTATTATTGTTATCTACAATTCTTCCATTGAATGTAAATGAAGAAACACCATTACCCGATTCTCCATTTGTTGTAATATACGATACTTCAATGAAATTCTGTGCTTCGAGTTTTTCTCCAAATACACCATCACCAAAAATTAACTCATATCTCTGATCTTCAATCTCTTGTAAAAAGAAAACTCTAGAAGTAGAGGTAACTTCAAGTAAACTATCAGATAAATTGAATTTTTTAGAAGATGTACTAGATTGAGTATCTCTAACTAAGACAGAAATGCTCGAAGTGTCAATATTTGCGTTATCTAAGATATATCTTTGTGGTGGTGCTGGGTTTTCTGCTTCTACTGTGAAGTTTGATGTTAAGAAAGTTCCCTCATAAATCTGAACATTTTCAAACAATGCAATTCCATTTACAACAGGAGCAGTAACATCAGATGGAATTGCAAAAGTATAACTTGTATTTCCAAAAGAGGAAGTGGATGTACAAACAGTTCCTTTTTTGATCGTCAAAGTTGTTGGATTGGTAGAAAATCCAGTGGTATCTACAAAGAAAGTTATTGTTGCTCTAGATGAAGTTCTTGATCTCGGAACATATCCAATATTTCTTGCAAGAGAAACTACATTTTCTCTTAAAGTTGCACTATCAATGAATACTTCATTGCTAATCATATTAGCATTGTATGAAGTAATATAAGTGTTATATGCTAAGACATCAATCAATGTTGAAAGGTTAGACCCTTCGAAGTCATAGTCAGT